AACCACCAGGTAAAAAATATTTGGGGCAAATTCGGTTAAAATTGTCACAAATAAAACCTCCTGTGTAATAATGATCCTGACAAAAACCTATTGGGTTTCTATCAATTCCTATTGAATCCCTATAGAAACCTAAAAAAACCTATTTTCTAACCGGATTCCTACAAAGTTTTGATATGCTGATGATGCGTGCAGAAGACGTTAATAGGGATTACGTGCCATCAGCTGAGTTTGACCGGGCTATGCGGCTTTTCTTCGACCTGAAACGGGAACGATGGGAGCCAAAAACCCGAGACCTTAACAAAACAGTGCTGAACCTATTCAGGCAGTTTTCAGAGAATGACCCTTGGCCACCGTCTAAAGAACTGGTTTTAGATTGGCTTCATACCGTGCGTAACTCAACCAACCCGCACGGCAAACCCATCTCACCGGCCACGGTTCATACCTACTGGCGACACTTCAGCGGCTTCTGCTACTTCTGCGAAGATGAAGGGCTGCTCACCCCTGAGCAAAATCCCGCACGCCTCATCAAATATCGGAAAATGGCCCCAAAGAAGGCCGAAAAACTGCCCGTTGCCTTTCCCGAAAGTCACTTAATCCGGGTGCTTGAGTACCTGGCTGAGCGGGCCGAGGGCGATACCCTGACAGATCGGCGCTGCATCCGTGACTATGCAATGATTCTGTTTGCCTATGTCACCGGTTGCCGGGTCGGTGAATTTCTAAATCTCACCTTGCTTGAGCTTGATCTTACAGAGCGCAAATCCTTGATCCTGGCCGAAACGAACAAAGGCAAAGCAGATCGGTTTGTCGGCTTTGATGAGGGCGTGGCTGAAGCCTTGCAAAATTGGCTTGAATATCGGCGCGAAATGAACCCGCAGGCCCCCAATGTATTCCTGAGTTATGGCGGGCGTCTTGGTAAGGGCAAGCCCTTACAAGTCAATGCCGTCAATCAAATGATGCGCCGGCACCTCAAAGCAATCGGGATCCCGCACGGCAAAGCCCACAAACTCCGCCATAACGCAGCCTTAGCAGCCATCAAAGCGGGCGTAAACCTACGTGATGTTCAAGCCCAGCTGGGGCACAAAAGCATTAGAACCACCGAAAATTATCTACGGATGGCGGAAGAAGATCACCTGGATAGCTTCCGGAAAAATGCCATTTCTGAGCGCCTGAATAAACAGAAAAAAGATGTTGATCAGTAGCTCTATTCAGTTGTTATTCAAATTGGGGAAAGTTGACTAAACCCAGTTATCACATTACAATAGTCTGGATAACCGGGTATTTTATACCTGCGTGTTTAAACCCTCGTAGCTCAATGGATAGAGCGCCTGACTTCGAATCAGTAGCTCTATTCAGAAAAACGAGATGGGGAAACACGCAGGTTTTTTGTTTTAAAACCTTTCCCCTTTACACAATTTGATATGGGCCTTGCACCCAATCGGGCCTCAAATTAATGGCTCGTAGGCCTATAGCTGCGCCGACGTTTATTTTATAGTAGTCGTCCAGTCGGTATTGACTACTTGAGGGCAAGGCGGGAATCGAACCCGCATCAGGGCCAAGAAGGAAAGGGGGGAAACCCTTGCATTACCTCTAATGCTACTTGCCCTTAATCATGTTGTTCTACGTGCTTTAACAAACCAATATCCGTATCTGTCCGCATGTCGTGCAACTCCCTTAGACTGGGAGGACAAGTGAAAAAGAAAGGCAAAAATCGGCCAAATCTTATTGTTGGATTGATCGTGTCAATCTGTGGTATCTGCTGGTTTACCAGTCTTTTCAACCCAGAACGGGAGTCAGCGCCCGCTTCACGATCAAATAGTGACTTGGAAGATGCTATCCTGGTATCTGAGTCTATCGAAACTGAAACACCAGATCCAACCGCGACAACCACACCGGCACCAACTGAAACACCGATACCAGGCACGCCAACCAATACTGGGACACCAACGCCCACACCGACAGATACGGTTACATCAACGCCAACGCCAATTCCACCGACGGCAACACCCTTACCAGCAATCACGGTGATTCGGGTGAATGATCGTCAAGAGTACGCCGACATCCGAAACAATAGCGCAGCCCCAATAGATTTATCAGGCTGGATGTTGCGTTCGGAAAAAGGCCAGCAAGACTGCTCGCTCGGCGGTGTGATCAACCCGAATGAAGTACTCCGGGTGTGGGCACGGGCCAAAGACGTTGGCAACGGTGGGTTTAACTGCCAGTTTGGCGGCAATATCTGGAACAACCAAGATAAAGACCCCGCCGTCATCATTGACCCGAACGGTATTGAAATTCATCGTTTGGGATAAGTGTTAATCCTCCATTGCAAGATGGTGTGATAGCTCAACTTCTACCGCCAAGTCGAAAGTTGAGCAACTGCTAACTAAAACCTCGTCATCTTTTAGATGTCGGGGTTTTTGTTTTAGTTAGCGTCAGATGATAATACATTAAACCCTAAAGCATAAGAAGCCAAAGCAGAAACTAGCTCCGTATCGCCCTTTTCTCTTGCCCAGGCAGCAATCTTACGGATATTCGGGACACTCATGTTTCGCTCCCCTGTTACATAACGATGCAGGGTAGCAGTTTTCATGTTGATCTCTCTAGCAAGATCATCATAAGAGGTGTTTCCGCGTCTATCATCAATCATCTGCGCTAGTGTAGTCATATCCACTTGACCTCCTTTCAAGGATAGTAAATCCCCAACAAGATACCAGAAACATATCACTTTGTCAACACTGTATGTCGACGACTTTTTTGTCGACGTTCTGACAAAGGGTGTTGACAAACCGCGAAACGTTTGATAAAATCGCGTTAAGTCGTCGACAAAATGAGATGACAAATAGGACTTAAACCTTCTTAAGTCTTTAAAGCACGGAATCGTGTCCCCTAAATAAAGGAGTCCTTATGGCTAAGTACGAAATTCACATCAGTAAACGCGGTCAAGGAAATTACAATCCCGATTTGCACTTCGATGACCACAACAAGCAGCTTATTGCGATGGGAACGAAAAGCCGAACCATTGGCAGAAAAAATATTCATGTTCCCGCTGGAGAAACTATTTATGAGAACGTGGAGAAGCTCGAACGCAATCTAGGTGTTCGCAATCTCATCACAGACGTGCTTGTTAGGTTTCTTCCAGACACGAATGCATAAAATAATGCTGGTTGTTTGCAGCTGGTGCGGTTTAATTCAAGGAACAAAAACGGGTGGCCTCGGGGTCACCCACGGCATTTGTAACGGTTGCCATTACGCAACCCTATCAAACAAACCCATTGAAAGGATAAGAGATCATATGAGTACCGACATAGGCGAAACACCCCGCGAGCAAGCCCAGTACATCCTGGCCCACTACTTCAATCAGGCCATTGATTTTGCCGATGATGAAGACGAACAGAACGGCCAGGCTGAAATCCGGCTGGTGGTCGATCTAATCATCGATGCCGCCACCGAGGCCGTATTAAATGAATTGCCAACCCAGGCCCCCAAACAGCGCTATACCCTCGATATTCCTGGCGCAAACCCCATCCAGGCCCGCTTAACACAACCCGCTGCTGAAGCCTGGCAGCGCGAACTCAAAAATCTGTATAACATTGAAAGCCAGGTCGTACCGACACAACTTGTGGAGATCACATGAAGCGTACAATCCCACCAGAACTAAGCAAAGGGCGTGTTGTAACTGGCCCACTTGGAACCCCATCAGGCCGTGATCCTGTTGGCGCATTTATAACAATTGCCCCTGATAAAAAGCCTATTCAAATCATCTCGTCTATCAGTGATGGATGGGAACATGTGTCTGTCACTTATTTTCGCAAAAAGAAAACGCCCGGATGGGATGTCATGTGTTTCGTCAAAAATCTGTTTTGGGAAGCAGATGAGACAGTTGTTCAGTTTCACCCGCCTCAATCAGAATATGTAAACAATCACGCTTATGTTCTCCATCTATGGAAGCCAACTGAACACACCATCTCTTTACCCCCCTCTATATTAGTTGGCATAAAAGGATTGACCCCGGACGAGGCCGAGTCTAAATTCGTGCAATCGACAAATGCAAAACGACTATAAAGGAGTGTTTTAACATGATGATCCTAAAAACCACCAGCGATGTCATTATTTTGGTCAATCCCGCAACCGGTCAAATTGTGCGGGCTGCCTATGACTTTGAAAATATGCGCCCGGCCCTACTGACAGCCAACCCCGGCACCGTGGCCATCACCGGCCAAGCAGCCAAGCTACTTTTTCAAGCAATCACAGGCCGGCTGATCAGCCAATCCCCTGACCTGTCCAACTTGAAAACAGCCAAGGCGGCTAAAATTGCCTTAGTTGATCAGTCCCACCTGGCTGGCTGGTCGCTGGCCATCGCCGCCCTAGCCAAGCTGAGTGGTAAGCTGTTACCAAATCTTGGCACGACCCTGCTATCCGAAGACGGGAAGGTCATCCCTGATACCCACTACATCTTACCCGCTGAGCTGGCCAACCCAGTGGCCCCATGATTACCTTGAAAGATCGCATCAATGGCCAACAGGTTGAAGTAAACCTGGCTGATCCAAACAACGCGCTTTTTATCCTGTACCGCGATGAAAAAGACCCAATCGAAATAAAGCTACCAGCGGATGCAATCTATCGTTTAATGCTCGATCTGGATCCCTGGCTTAACGGAAGGACATATCCTGATGACGACTAATCACCAGATCATACCCCCCCATAAATTAAAAATGCACCCGGAAAACATGCGCCAACACATCGCCCCGGAAGATGCCCAAGCGATGGGCCAATCGATCAAAGAAAACAAAGGCGTTATCCAGGCCTTGCTGGTGGTGCCTGATCCGGACAATGACGGCCATTATTTGGTCGTAGATGGCAATATGCGCCTGGCCGGTGGCCGAACCCTGGGCGCACATTGCCCGCCCTTCAAATGCGAAATCATCAGCGCAGACCGGGCCAAACAGCTTTTAATTATGGCCGTGACCAGCAGACACCACTACCCAAAGACCCCCATCGATGAAGCGCTACACTACCAGCGCTTACGGCAAGATTTCACCATTAAGCAGATCGCCCGACAGGTGGGCATTAGTATAAAAACGGTTAGCGATCGGCTTAAACTCCTTGAGCTACCCCCAGAAGTTCAAACCCTCATCAATCAGGGCAAGTTTAGCAAAGATGCACGGGCGGCCACTGCCATACTCAATATAAACGACACAACGGCCCAGATCGCTCTAGCCAAGAAACTGGCCAGCAAAAAGGGTACCACCGTGACCGCAATACAAGCCGCGGCGGGCCGGGTGGCCCAGGCTACCAATAAGCAAAAAAACCAAAGCAAACTTCCGTCTGGCACCGTGGTGCCGATTGGCGTGTTTCGTAAATTTATGGCTCAGCTGGTGGTGCATCTTAAAACCGACGCCGATCTATTAGAAGAAGCAGCCATCGCCCTGAGCGATATTGACGAACATCTCGAATTGCAAGCCCTGAACCGCGCTGCAGATCTGCGAGCGATTATCACCACGGCCACAGGGGGGCGATATGGATAACTTAGCGGTACTGATCAACCAAGCGGTGGACAGTAGTGTTGAGATGTTTGGCCAACGCAATGGCCTGTATCGTTGGGCAAAAGAAGAAGATGATTTCCTGCGGACACATTTAGGGTATATGACCGATGCTGAAATGGCCAAGCATCTTGGACGCACTGAGGTGGCCGTCCATATCCGTTGGGCAAAGTATTTAGACCTAACCGCCCCCAGCAAGGTGCCAAACTGGTCAACCGCCAACCGCGTGGCTGAGCGGCTTAGCATCGATGTCCACACCGTAACAACCTGGACAGATCGCGAGATGATCCCATACCGGTTGGTACCTGGCGATCGACGCATCCGCCTCATCCAGGAAGTAACCCTTCGCCGCTTTATCACCAACCCGCTAAACTGGCCCTATTTCCAACCGTGGGCGCGTACCATTGCCGATCCGGTGCTGGCTCGGCTGGTGGCCCGCAAAATGGAACTTTGGCCAGATCAATGGCTGCGCATTGGGGAAGCAGCCAAGCTACGTGGGGTTGGCCATCCCGCGCTAAATACCGCCATCCACAAAGGGAAATTACCAGCCATCCAATGGGGTAACTGGTGGATCAGGCGATCGGTTATACTGGATCCGGCCATTCGTTTTTACACCAAAAACAGCGTCCCCCGCGGTGGCGTCGAATGGACACCCGCTGCAGATACGTTCCTGATCCTGGCCTACGCCGTGGGTCATTATTATATCGCGATCGAAAAGATGATGAAGCTACCCGCCCGACGCACAGAATATCACCTAAACAAGCTTATGGGTGACAGGCCGGATTACGTACAAAGCCTTATCCGCAAGGCCCATCTCCCCGTTACCTTCAACCCTGCAGCCAAAACCCTCATCGCCGATTGGTACGCCCCAGGAATGACCCAGCGCTTTCCGTACCTGGTCGATCAAATGGAACGGTTTTGCGCGGGCCAGCGCCAAGGGTTACACCTTAGTACCATCCGAAATGTACTCGGGCGCTGGGCCAAGGCCAAAGACCAGGCCGGTCTCTATCGCGCCATCTTAAAAAACGGGGCCGTGACCCTGCCAAAGTTGGCCAACTATGCCCATTTAATACCGGGTCTCGCAGATAGAATGGAGGATCCTTGTGTTTGAAATAACCGACAACCAGTTCATTGTCATGATGACGATGTTAGGCCTGCACGCAGGTTTGTACACCCTTATGTTCCTGCAAATCAGAAGGGATGACCGCGACAAATGATCTGGCAGAATCTTGGCAGACATATGACAGAATTAGAAAAGCCACCCAGCTGGGTGGCTTTTCAAGTTGCTCAAAGCTACGGCGCCGTACTTTATGTAAACTCGGAACCTTCGAGAACTTTTGCAAAGTGGATCAGATGCACGGCACCAGCACATAAGACACCTCAATCGCATATTCGCCATCATTCGGGCCAAGTCTGCGCTCATCATCTTTAAATATCTGATCCGGATGGATCACAATATCCGAATCAATATACCCGATCTCAACCTCATTAAACTCAATCCCGGTTTCATCCAAGTAAGCGATTGATTTAGAGCCATCAATGTTGGCCGTAATCTGGGCCAGGATGCGATCGCCTGGCTCAGCCTCAAATGGAATCACCGCATTATTGCGATCATAGCCCCATTCACCTTGGCCGGCGGGCAGCTCCACAATCATCACAAAATGATCCCCGTGCATTTCCGGCATATCGCCAAACCGATCACGCAGCGGTCGCTGGCTCCACATGATAAACCCGGTCCCAATCCAATCATCAACCGTCATAACATTGGTCTTGACCAGCGATTCATCAGGGCTGATGGGCAGCTGGCAATTAACAGGGGGCGGCACCGGCGTGGCTGTATGGGTGGCCGTTGGCTCAGCCGTGGCCGTAGGGAAGATGGGCGAATCTGGCCCCATCACAATCACGCGATCCGCTGGCACAATGACACACGCGGACAAAAACAGAACAACAAACAGCAGCATAACAAATCTCATAGGTATCTCGCCTCATTTCTTCTTTTGGAATAAACCTTAAATGGCAATCTGGCTGATAAACGATCACAAATAAAACGCTGCGCGGGCTGGTTGAGCGCACTGCCCAACCTCAGCTGTAGCAGCTCCCCAGTCTCTTTATATAGCGTGATGTCACGCATTGGCCGTTGGGCCACCCGTTGCCCCAGCATTTGGCTCAGGTATGTTTCCAAACCGTGGATGCTAATATATTTCGCTCGAACATCATTCAGCAGCGCAATCGCTGGATGATCAGCATCGACCCACTTTTCATTCAATAACAAGCCCTTAATCATCATTGCTGAGCGCACGTTTTTCGCTTGTAACAACTCACTTCTCAAAGCTTGGGGCCTCATAAGTCATATTGTCCTTCGGTATATCGGGGCTAATGGTGAGGGCCCGGCTGTTCACGTCGTAGCTGGTTTCCCGGATGAATACCACCTTATCGATTTCTTCAAAGTAAATGGTTTCACCGGCCCGCACCCAGCTGGCTGGGATCCACACGTTGCTGTCCCGTTGCCGAATCGTACCGACCAGGCTGAAGCCCCCTTTCAGTAACGGGTCTTTGTGATAGGCCAGATAGCGTTGGCCCATCTTCAGGGCGTTGGCCAGGGAACTTTCGCCGGCGTCTAGGGTTTCGGCGTGGCGTTCGCCATAAGTGTCAATGCTGGTGGTATCTTTCAGGATGGCGTTATCGTCTGGGGTGACATACTGGGTGAATCCGTTCTCGTCCACATATTTCACGGTCACATAGTTGAATAGCTCGCTATCGGTTTCTTCCAGGTCGAAAGCGCTGCAATCTTTTACCCCAGCGATATAGGTGCTATCGGTGGCACTGGTGGGTCGGGTGGCAAAATAGACTTGGGGCAACCCATCGCTACTCCCATCTCCATCCCAAACGGCCACCCCATAGGTGTTTTGGCTGGCATCGGAACGGGCTGCAATATCTTCGACAATGCTGGCTGCACTTTGAAAATCATCACCTGAGGTGATGTAAGAATCGAGTGCCGTAGTATCCCCGCTGATCTGACTCATATCGGCGCTCAGCTCGCTGCCACGGGCCAATAGGATCACATCTTCAACCAGCTCGTCGGGTGAGTAAACCGGTACACCTGTATTGCTGTGGCTGGGGTGTAAGGTGCATTTGACCACAAAGTCCTGATATGTCCAGATGTCGTTTTGATCAAATTGGTTAACCTCGGTGGTCTCATTACCTGGCCCAATCCGTAGCGTAAAGCTTTTGGTATCGCCCTGGCTAAGCGTGTGGGCCACACTGCCCGAAGCACCACTGGCGACACTGGTCACATGCTCCCGGTCTTCTTCTGCAGCCTGGTCATCATTCCAGATAACACTGTCCATTTCTTCACCGGTACGAACATAATAATCATATTCCACCCGGTAAATGAACCCACTGGGCGCGGTATACTTTTCTTGGTAAAAGTGGGTCTTGTCCAGACCATTGGTGTCATCCGGTCGAACGGCTACCCGTAGAATTTGATCTTTGTCTTCTTTCTTGACGACTGGGGTTTCTTGATCGTCGGTGCCGTGTGTCCCGCTGGGCCACTGGAATCGGGAGATGGGCAACTTATCAAGCCAACGCTTGCGGATCTGGCGCTCATTCAAAACCACAAACCAGCCCACCGCGCTGAGCGTGACCGTGCCAGACCCCTCATTAATGGCCAGCTTCGGGGCGCATAATCGACCGTCGTAGACCGATTTCAGCCCATCCTTAACCACCAAGCGCATCCCCGTTTTAACCTGCCAGGCAGCAAAAATGTCGCGGTTAACCGATCCTTTAAAGGTGCCATAGCCCTTGGGCCATAGGGTGGTAAAGCTGGCCCCGCTGATCTGCTCAGTAGATTTCTCCGGGTCATTGATGGGGGTGTTGCTTCCGGAAGCATAAATGTAATAGCGCAGGGTGGTCATTACGCGATCGGCCCCCCAAGCAGGTTGAATCGGGGCGTGATTGTTGGGGTCAGGGTAAAGGATGCAGCCGGCGCGTAAACCGACCCAGCCCCACCCGGCGCAGCATATTCATAATCAAAGTGAAACAGCCAGTTATACCGCCCTGGGAGACACTCTATTTTGTCGCCTTCGTGGTTGGCGGGCAAGTAATCATTGCTTGAATCGGTGACATAAGCTTCGTGATCCCGGATCACCAACGTGCCCCCAATGGCGTAATTATCAAAGGCATCGCCACTGATCCGGCAATGAGGCCGGGGCATGACAATCAAGTCGCTAATATTCCAGTTTGCGGGCAGGGCCGCTTCCACCAACACATAGATCCCGATCGACTGAATTTTTTGCACCCCTTTGGCAAAGCCCACCGCGAAACTCATTTCGACGATAAATTCTTCTTCAATGCTGGTTGGGCTTTCCCCAGACACCGGATCCCACGCATACCGGCGCTCGGGATATTCCACGTATGGGGTAAAGGTGCGAGCGCCCCCACCCATCACCGCACTGGCAGCCGGATCAGACACCACCGCAATCAGATCATTTTGGCCATTCCATAAATCGCGATCCTGGTGGGTGATCTCTGCAATGAAATACTCTCCGCCGGATGTGGTGCCGGTGGTGAAGGAATTGAACCAAAACAACCCTTCCGGCTGGATGTGCCGGGCATACTCAACCGCTTTCATTGCCACGTGAAAAAAGCCATTATCGTGGTTCAAGGTGGCGTACTGCAGCTTGGTCTCTGCCGGCAGATCACCGGACACCCCTCCAATCACCGCCCAGTTAAAATCATTGTTTGCCGTGTCCATGTCATTCTCAAATGAGCCACCGCCATCGTGTGTCCAGACAAACGGTGGGATCCCAAGTAGATCGCCGTTGGTTTTAACCGCCACCTCATTGCTGTGCATCCGGTTGATCTCAGTTGATGACAGGGCCTTGCCCCAAATTCGGGGCGCATCGATGGCCCAGTTACAGCGCCGGGTGGTCATCTGGTTATCGTGACCAATCGACAACGTACCGGATCCGCTAAAGCCTTCGGTATCAGCCAGGCTGATGGCGATCGCAGCCCCGTTGATGTAAACCGATAACCCGCTGCTATCTTGTACGATGGCAAAGTGAAATGAATCGTACCGGGCCAGGGGAATCGCAGCAGTATCCGAACTGCCATTCTTTTCCAGGATCAGTACCCGATTGCTGCCTGAATAGCTGGTATACCCGAATGAAACATAATTGCTGGCATCTTCCTTGTATGACCAAATAGCTGCTTCACCGCTGCTATTGGCGTGTGGATCGCCCACCACTGTGGCCCAGCCGGTGACCGTCCATTCTCCGTGAAACTCGCGAGTCATTGACCACTCGACCACCCCATCCGTCGCATCGGTTTTACTGTCGTGTGGCGTACCGTCCCAGGAACAACCCAAATGATCCCCATTCAGGAAAGAAAATGGGGTGAAGTTATCAAACACCCCATCGTGATTGGCACACGTCAAATCATCAACAATAACAGACTTTCCGGTCTGGATTTCCACCCCATAGGCGGAAGATGATGGGGTGATACCCGATTGAAACGCCAAATACCAGCCATCCCCCACCGCCACAAACTCCGTTGAAACATCAGCCCCCTTGTTAACGATCTTCAGATCGCTGGCTGTTACTTCACTGCCATCGGGTTTGCGACAATAGCACGATGTGAAGAAGGCAGACGTATTATTCGGATTGACCGTTTGGGTTAATCTGGCTGCGCCTGAGCTGCCAGAGTGAGAGACCAAACAAGCGCTGTTGTATGATCTCGTCAGACCCGGCGCGGTGATCTGTGTTTTGGTGGCCGTGCCTCCACCACTGGCTGATATTGTCCAATCGTTATCATAGGTGCTATGGCCAAACGATGGATTAGTGAAGTTATTGATGTCGGTATCACCATCCAACACAATCAGCCCATAATCGGGATCAACCTTTACCGCGCCGCTGGCCAGCCCACAAGCCTGTTCTAAGCCTTCCGCATACGGGGCCACCGTTAAGGTGGCAGCGGTACCCCAGCTCCCAGCCCGGACATTGGGGTTTGTGATGTTGGCTGCCCAACCGGTGACATTGATATGCAGAATCCGCACAAACAAGCTGAATTGGCCAAAGACCGGCTCCGGCAGATCAAGCCCATCACTGGCCCGAAAAGCCAGCCAAACTGGCTCCCCGATCCCGTTTTCTTCATATTCGCGAACATCCAGATCGAGCTGGCTTAAATCTCGGTGCAGCTGCACCAATCGGGCCGGCCCTTGGCCACCCTGCAGATGATAGGTGATCGTAAACTGGGCATTGTCGCGAGTCGTATTCTTACGGCTTTGCCCATCCCGCCCGGTCTGCAGACCGCCATATAAAATATTCTTGGGTGCGGTAGCCAGGTCAGATCCTTCAACATTCAAGGCAATGCCTGAACCATTATCTAAATTCAGGGTTTTACTGGGGTATCTTTTGTCTGATCCCTTGATGATCTTAAACATAATCTATAGCGCAGTTGCGCCTCCTAATAAGGCTCGATCGTGCCGTTGTTCGCCCTGGATCCCGGTCACCGCTGTGGCGATTGTTTTCCCATCCAGCTGAAGATGAATCACGATGGGGCGATCGCTATCGCTCATCGAGTCATTATTGCCCGCTGGCCGGCCTTGGTTGTTTAGGCTGTTGGCCACGTCGCCAAACTTGCTTGATATGTCTGGCATACTTCGCGCTGCTTGGCCGATCTGCTTCAGGCCAACGGCAAACGGGGCCGGGCTTTGCGCTGTGGCGTTATTGATCCCGCCATCGTCATCGCTCCACCAGCTGCCAATCGATCCGATTCCTGCTGAGATTTGATCAAGCACAGCCGGGTAGGTAATACTGGCCAGACCTTCTTTGAAATTATTTACAGCAGTAACAACGCTATCTGTGGCGCTAGCGATCGCTTCCATTGCCAAGGCGATCCCCTCAATCACCAATACACCGGCTTTTACACCGGTTTCGATCGTACCAAGTAGGGCCTCGAAGGCTTCCAGGGCCAGGCCAGCTGGCTCGGTGCCTTCCTCAATCAAGCCCAGCGATGTGCCAATATCCACAAAGGCCTGGCCAATCCGGCCAAAGGTGTCGTTTTCCTGAAAGAAAGCGAATCCCAACTTCATCGCGTCAAAGGCCTGTGTCACCGCTGGCAGCACAGAAGTGGTTAACGTTTCAGCCAGGCTGCTGACGGTAGGCAAGGCGCTTTCAGCCATTGCCAGCATTTGCTCACCGATCGGGGCCAGGGCCGTACCAGCCTGGCGTTGTATGGTGGCGAATTTGGCCGATAGGGTGTCATATTGGGCATCGAGTGTAGCCGTGGATCCTTCTAAATCTGAAATCGATGATGATACCGTGCTGATACCGGAAACAGCTTCAGCCCCTAAATCTTCAAATTGTGTACCCAAGGCTGCCACTGCTGCCTGATTATCCAGTGATGACAGGTCAGTCTCTTTCAAAGCCAAGGTGACCAGGCCAAACGCATCAGCCATTGTTATGGCCCCTGAATCGACCTGGCTAAACAGCTTGGCATAATCAATACCTAATGTTTCCAGCGCCGGCCCAAAATCCTTATGACCTTCCAGGAATCTGATTTGAAATTCTTTGAACGCATCAGCCACCTTGTCGGTACCCAATACGCCCCCTTGCAAGCCAGTTTCCATAATGCTAAAGAACTGTCCGGCATTGGCACCGGCATTGCTAAATAGATTCCCATACTCTGTGACACTATCCAGAAAATCGCCCGAGGTATCCAGCCCTTTCTGGAATCCGGAAGACAAGAAATCAAAAGCCTGCTGTTGACTTAGACCAAACTGGCCCATCAACACATTGGCCGCGTTGAGGGTGGTACTTAGATCAACCCCAAAGGCATCGGATAGCTTCAGGGCGTTTTGGGTGGCTGCCTGCAGCTCATCAAAGGTGATGTTTTTGAGCTGCTGAGCGGTGAGACCCACCGCAGCGGTGGCCTCTCCAATCGAGCCAGTGAAGTTGTTTGTAAAAACATCCTGGCCAATTTTGCCCAGCTGTTCAGCTTGATCAGCGGTGACACCCAGCGCAGCCTGGATCTGGGCTGTGGCTGCCTGCATATCGGTGGCCATCGAGAAAGACTCGATGCTCACCTGGCCAATGGCTGAACCCAGTAGAATCGCCCCACCACCAGCACCCAAAGCCAGACCCTTACCAATATTCTTGGCAGCACCTTTTACCAACTTGCTGGTTTTACTGAGGCCTTTTTTAAGATTGTCTAAGTTGGCCCCGATTTTTACATTGAGGCTACCCAGGGTTGCCATTTCTTAGATCCTTACCACCAAAGGCAATGTTTAGCTGCTTGATGATCTCATACATATGCTCACCACTTTGCTGCTCATCCTGGCCCGCCGTCTGGCTAAACTTGGGCATAAAATCTGCAGGCTCAAAGGGCTGGGGTTTCTTTTTTACATCACGATAGATATTGGCCAACAACGAACACAGCTGAGCGATGCGCCAATCGGCTCGCTCATCTGGATCGAGTGACCCATACAAGCGAGCATATGCTTGCCATTCGGTTAGCTCGCGTGAGTCGATCGTCTTCAGGCCGGCTTTAACCGATGGCCAGCCTAATGCCTTGGCCAGATCGAAATAAAACTTTCGTTCTGGCCTTAGCTGAAATTTTCCTCCAGCTCCGTGACATCATCATCGGACAAACCACATAGCCGCTGGGCCACATCAAAGCAACGATCGAGCGCTGCAGCTGATTTCTTGCCCAGGGCCTCGACATCCTTCAGGGTAAACAACGTTTCTCCCTTGGCATCGATGACTGTCAGGGCCACTAATTTGGCCCGGATGTTTTTCATGTTTTGCCGGGCGTGTTTTCCTACCTTGTTATTAACGATCGAATCCTCGAATCTATCGCGCTCGCTCCCGCTCAGGCCCCGGATGCGAACAACCCCGCCCCATTCCGGAACGTTGACATCTTCGTAGACTGAATCGTCTGCGCTCAAAATCTGATCGCGGGTTAATAACGTTGGCTTTTCCTTGCTCATGAAATCTCCTTTAGGCCAGAGTTGGCTGGCCGGTAATCATTAAGGTGACATTTTGCTGAAGTTCTTCTTCACCGGTATCGATCACCGTTCCCAACTTGCTAACATAGGCTTCAAATGTCCAGGTTGGGTTACTCGCAACATTTAACACAATTTGGTAGGCCAGCTTAGTGTTATTCAACAGGGCGTGCATCAGGCCACCGATCGCGCTATCATCATGCGTGGCTTCAGCTGGGTCGTAACTGATTGTTAATTCCAGGTCACCGACTGAAAAAATACCGACCGGGAATTTTTCACGATACCCGCCGGTGCTTTGGTGGTTGGTAACATCCGCCATTTCAGCTTCAATCTCCCAGTCTCCAATCTTTTTTAGGCCAGCCATACTGGCATAGGCGGGCGTACCTGAAAGATCAGCATTACCGATATTCAAAGTCGCGCCATAGGCTTTTTGTGCGCTCATAGGGTCTAACTCCTTTTACTTGTACTGAATCCGGAAATCAACCGGAATCTGGTAGATCTCCGCAACTGGGTCAAAATCATCGACCTCGTTTAAGAACATAATCCGGCATATATCGATTGACCCCACGGTATCACTATAATCGGTGATCTGTACTCGCAGGGTGCGGGCCAGGCGTTTGACCTGGCTATATGTCCGGGCGTAACAATCAAACTGGAACCGGGGCCAATACATTCCCCCATTCCCATTGACCAAGGGCAGATCACGATCAGAGACTTGTTTGTAAACGATGTTGGGATAGATTGGATTCTGGGGCATCTTCAGCGGATAAACACGGCTATCCACCAGGGCGGTGATCGCGCTCAAGCTGGTCAGCAGGCTAAAAATCGCCTCCTCGATGGTGGCGTTTGGATCCAGAGCCATATTAATCTAGCTCCAATGCGGCTTTCATTACCTTGGCAATCGCCTTTTGGGCAGCTTCTTCGTTTTCATCCAGGGCGGGCCGCAGGAATGGATTGGCCACAGTGCCAGGGTGGCTGGCCTGATCTCTATACGTATTCGCAGCGACGACCAAGGCATCGGCTTTGACGGGTGCCACATCGTGGGCTGACGTGCCATATTCCACAAAACGGGCATACCAGACCCGTCTATGTGGCCCTACCCCCATCACAATGCTGTCTTTGGTGCTTTCCTTGGTAATGACTTCGTGAATCATACTTTCAGAAAGCGCCCCGCTGCGTCTAGGGGCGTTGGCTGCAGCTGCAGCCTTGATCAGCTCGGCCCCAGCTTCAAGGCCTGGCAGCAACGCGGCGCGGGCATCTTTGCCCTTTTTCTTGGCTGCAGCAATCACCTTATCCACCCCTTCAACTTCAATATGCAGCTTAACCACTCGGTTGCTCCTTACACATCAAGGTCATTTCCCGCTGAAATCCATCCGGATCTAGCACCGTGGAAATCTCAAAGATACGGGTGCCACAGATGACCCGCATTTGATGGGTGACCCCAGTCAGATACCGAATCGTGATGGTGTGATCCACTTCAGCTAACAGCTGGCTATTGTCTTGGGTAAACTTTTCTTCAGATCGAGATGAAATGGGCAATATCTGCCCCCAGACCGTGGCAAAGTCTGTCCAATCTGCAGCATCATCACGGTTAACTTCCACCTCGCCAAAGGTGTTTTGTGCCTTAACTGGCTTTTCAATTTTGATCCGATGGCGTAGTTTTCCAGCTTTCATAACTCGTTTTACCGTTCTTAGTAAGCTCTATTTAGGTGAACCAGGCTTTTGACAGCAAAGGGGATTTCACGCTGAATCGCACCTTCAGAAACACCTTCACGGTGTTCATACCAGTGGCCAACCAATAGCTTGATGCATTGCTTCATTTGGGCTGGGACAGCATCGACACTTGTCCAACCGGCCACAAATGTTATTCGGATCGCACCGATCGGATAGAGCGAAACAGCCGGCCAACCCACATTGCTGGCCAAAGCAACACGTCCACCAGCCGTATCAACCACATAATTCGACGACCCCCAAGTTGTCTCATTGCCATCCTCATCCAGGTATTTAATATCGGTCACCGATTGCAGCGGTGGTCTGGGTAGCGCAATAACCGGCCCATCTGGCCAGGCGTCTAAGGTGTAGCGCCAAGTCTGGGTCAATAAAGCGCGATGGGTGACATCTTCAAAATAGGCTCGGGCTGCCGTAATCTGGCCATCAATCAGATCATCTTCTTCGTTGTGATCGATGCGTAGGTGCTTTTTAAGATCGTTGTCCGTTTCCAGCGGCTCGATCGTGGGCGCGGTGACCAGCGTTAAATCCCCGATCAGTTTCACGCGGCTGCCTTTTCAGCTTCTTTTTCAGCTTCAGCTGCAGCCTTAGCCGCTGCTTTGGCTGCTTTGGCCTCATCGCTGTTTGGGGCTGCGCCTTTACCATTGCCAAGCAGCCAATCATAGAATCGCTTTTCAACGGTCAATTCGGTGCCCAGCGGAGTATGTTCGCCATTAATGAGAATGTTTCGGGTGAGTACAACTTTTTTCTTTTTATCGTCTGCCATAATATCTCCAAGTAGGGCTGGGGCAGCCTTAACCACCCCAGCCAATGAATTTTTTGTTAACACGTCGGTTTATGCGGTGTCAGCGTCCAACATTGCCGAGAAAGATTCGGGGTGTCGCACCGCCACATCAACATCCTGCAAAGCCACGATCCGCACGGTGCCGCTGGTTGAATCGCTGTAAGGATTAACCAGGATGTCCAAACCCGACCAAAAGCCCAGTAACAGATCGGCCCAATTTCCAAAGAAAATGGCGCTTAGATTGGTGCCAGACCCTTTGGTAAGGTTGCTGGCCACTTGGTTGGTTATTTGCGCTGGATAGCCATTTAATGGGGTATTGCCGGATCGTGAATCCCAAACCCGTTCCGCATTTGAGCCAGAATCGACAAAAGTCTTCTTCAGCTTTCCGCGTATTCTGGAATTGGACATATATGCCAGGCGTCCCATATCGGCATTGTCGATCGATACTTCCGTTTCTAAATCAACAATATGATCGTGGGTCGGTGCTGCGCCATTGGTGCCACCGGCCACCGAACCAATCCCGGCCACGTTAACCAAGCCAGTAGGCTGGTTGCTGGCTCCGGTGCCATGCAAGGCTGCCAGATCCACCGCCAAAGCCACGACCATCGAAAGATCGTTCCGGACAAACATCTCTACATCCAGGCTAGACTGTAGCAATAGCTTGCGGCTGAAATCGGTGAAGGCCCCGACCGTCTTCGGTGACATCGTGACCTGATCAACCGATTGCTGGCTTTCGGTGGGTGATCCACTTTCAGCCACCCAGTAAGCAGTGGCCCCACCGGTCTGGCGCGGGATGGCCAGGTCACCGGTTAGATTGCTCAGCACCGTGGCCCCAGCCTGACGAACAGCCATTCGATTGCGTAACAGGTCAATGAATGAGCTGGCCAGCAGCTCGGTATCTACGGTGTGACCACCGGCTGTGGCTGTCCCTACTGTTAGATCCCGACGTTCTTGGTCAGCCAAAGATTGTAAGCTGCGGGCCTGCCAATCATAGGGCACAAAAAAGCCTTCAGGATCGCGGCCCAAGCGCTGGGCTTGTGCCCGGCTTGCCTCTTGTTCGAGGCCTGCATCCCGCCAATCATTTCTGGATGCGGCTCGCATTGCTCGCACCAGACTATAATTGCGCAGATCATTTTCTGGCATCCCCAAGCTTGGGTCATCATCCGGCGCTGGGTCGCTCCGGGTGTGGATCGGGGCCGGGCCTTGTGGCTCTGCCAGCTGGGCTTCGCGTTGCGCAATGCCTTCCAACCGGGCGATGCGTTGATCAAGGCTATCAACATCAGCCATATTCTGATCATACTGGCGCTGTTCCTCTTCGGTTAGGTCTCTTTCTTCAGCCTCAGCCCCATCAACAATGGCGCGGGCTTCCTGGACAAGTTCCAGGCGTTGTTGTCGTAAACGTGCTAGTAACACAATTAAACTCCTATTCTAATGCTCTCAGTTGGGCGTGTCGTTTCAAGTAGCTGACGCGCCTGCGCCAAGCTGGTGAATCGACCGGTATTTTATGATCACCAGGCCCCTGCCCGGTTGGTTCACTGAATCGGCTGCGGATCTCCGCAGTAGTTACGGGGTATGCTGGAAACGTGACGGGCGAAACATCGAACAACCTGGCTTTGATTAGCTTGCGGATGTGAACACCATCATCGATGCGCCATTCATCTTCCAAGGCGCGAAAACCAAAGGATGAGCGATCCACATCACCCCGATCCATACTTGTGGCCAGATCCCGCGCATACTGGGTGTCTGGCAAGGTGATGTCATAACGTAGGCCGATCTCATCTTCGACCAGTTGCAGCGTACTGGAGGTGTTTCGACCCAGGATCAGGTTGGGATCGTGATTAAACAGGCCCCGTATATCATCCTGTTCAATGCTCTCTAAAAATGTGCCTGGCTCGATTTCTTCCTGGAAGCCAAACATTTCTTCACTCAGGCTATTAAAAACGGCTGCATAGCCCACAATATGGCGCTGATCGCCATCCAGGTGCATCCGGATTTCTCTGGTTAAGTAACGTCTTTCTAGTTCATTCATTGCTATCGCTCCGCTGTGATCTGGCAATCGCACCCTTTGTGTAAAGGGGGATGGCCAATATTTTTCCGGGTGCTAAGCGGTCGATCAGCCCCATCCGGCTGCAGATCAACCCCGGACTGGATAAAGACTTCCATAATGCCCACCACCCGGCCATCCAGATCCCGACAATAAGGGCAGTTTTCCGATCCGCGATTTTGCCAGCGGATCAGTTGAATCCCAGCTAGAATATAAAATTGCCGAGTGAAGGCGTTCCCAGCCTGACGGCTTTCATCACGTGCTACCTGGCCAGGCCGGCTGGCTTCCCAACCATCTAAGCGCTCATCTATGACATCCGCTGGTGACTCTTCGTTGGTCAGGGCCTCATCGAGCAAGGCCACAATTTGAAACTGTGATTCGTTGGCTTGCCGGGCTGCCAGAGTCTCGGTGTAATTCTCGATGAAAACTTCGATATCCGAGTTGTTCAAGGCATCGCCATCCAGCTCGCGACCCACGGCAATACCAATCTGATCGGCATAATTAACCAGGGCAGGCATTAGGTGGCGTTGCCAAAACTCGCGGTGTTCGGTATAGAATTGGCTGAGCCATTCCCTAAACTCATCTACCGCTTGCTGACGGCGCAGCAACCGATCAACCGCTCGGCGCATGTCGTTAATTTCGCGCCGGAAGATGCGTCCAGTGATGTCCTGAAGCAGCGTTTCAAATGATTGGGCGATCGCTAATCGATCATCAGCGGCCTGGCTGGCTCGGCGCACAAAAGCCAGCTGGCTACGATCTTCAAGGTCAGAATCGGGATCTACGTCAGAATCGGGATCGGAATCGGGATCCGGATCTGTTTCAGGCTCAGATCCAGCTGGGGCCATGTTTAACGGTCTCAGATAATCGTCCCCATCTTCGATCAGGTTCATGTTTTCTTTTTCACGGATGTCATTAACTGATAACCAGCCCCCGTTACGACCGATTGAATAGGCTCCATATCGGCTTTGTGTATCGCCTCTTAACAAAGCATCGACCAGGTGTTCAGCAAACAGGCCAGCGCTGCGCTCCGGGTCGCTTAATAGATCCCGGCTTATGGATTGCTCCCACCGCACCAGCCAGGGCCTCAGCGTGTGCTGAACAAACTCGATTCCTTGATGCTCGATGTTGTTATTGGTCGAGCGGGTTAGATCGCCAATCATATGCAAAGGCACCCGGTACATCCTGCCGACTTCTTCCACCTGGAATCGGCGCGTTTGTAAAAATTGGGCATCCTCCGGCGGGATCCCCACTTCTTTTAGACTTAGACCTTCTTCAAGAATGGCGATACGATGGGCGTTATCTAATCCACTGTGCATTGCTTCCCAGGATTCGCGCAGCCGTTTTTCTGAGCCATCGCTCAGCTCGCCGGGATGTTCCAACACCGCGCCGGGTCTGGCCCCATTTTCAAACAACTTGGCCCCGTATTTCTCGGTGGCCAGGGCCAGCCCAACCGCTTGCCTGGCCAAGCCGATTGGCGATAATCCGCGCACCCCATCGTGCCCGAATCCTTTGATATGCCATACTTGTGACCAGTCCAGATGTTGGGTTTCTGGTCGTGGGTCGTTCAGATCCCCCAGTGCTACGGTATAAACCAACCGGCCTTGCACCCGCTGAATATCCACCCGGCGCGGTGTTAGGGGCCACAAGCCCATCACCCGGCCCCCACGATCGCGCTGGATCTCCAAATAGGCGTTACCCCATAGCCCCAAGTGGCCCATTGCTACTTCCCGCAGCTCAAAGGCCGTTAATTCTGGATTAGGCAGCAAGTGCAACAGGTTAAACAGATGATGATTAATCGCCCGGCGCTTTCCCCGATCAGTGCGTTCATAAAGGATTAGGGGCAAGCTGGCCACTGATTCAGCCAGCACCCGCACGCAAGCAAACACAGCGGTGTTTTGTAAGGCGCTCAGGGCGGTGACGTTTTGTCCGGTGTAGGTTGGAAGACCAGATCCCCGGCTACTTAAAAGCAGGTTCATATAGGTATCTGATCGTTTTTCAAAGAATCGGGTTAACCATTTAAGCACTATAAGACCCTGATACCCCTTTCCTCATAAACGCTATCACGCTGGGTGTTGGCGTTCCGGATGGCCCGATCGAGGCCCATAATTAATCCGACAATGCCATCAATTTTTTGTCGGCTCTTTGCTTTGTCTGGTTTGATGTTGCCTGCTGGATCCTGCTTGGCCACCACGTTATCGGCCATCCAGCGTAAGATGGGGTTGCTCCCATGGGCCAACTCTCGCTGCAGGATCAGTCTTAACAGGTCTTTCATTGGCCCGGACATCGAGCCGAATCCTTGACCAAAAGGCACCATCGTAAATCCGTCTGCCTCTAAATCCTGGCTAATCTGAAAAGCTCCCCACCGGTCAAAGGCAATTTCACGGATAATGTATTTTTCGTTCAGCGCATTGACCTTTTTGCGAATCGCAGCATAGTCAATCACATTGCCGGGTGTGGCTTCAATCCAGTCATCGCGCACCCAGCTGGCATAGTCCACCCGATCTCGCAGCCCTTTTTCAATCAGCTCATCTTTGGGCATAAAGAAGAACGGCAAGACAAAGAATAATTTCTCATCCTGCGGTGGAAACACTAACACCAGGGCTGCAATATCATTCACAGAGGCCATATCCAGGCCCGCATAACATTCCCGACCAGTCAGATCTGGAAGCAACGAATCGCATTTATCCCAGGCCCGCAGATCTAGCCAACGGGTTTCCTGATTTGTCCACTGGTTCAGGTGTAGACGTCTGAATGTATTTTGATAAGCAGGTACCAGCTTGGCCCGCTCGCACTCTTGTTCCAGGTAATCCATTTTGATGGTGACACCCAGCCCCGGATTAGCTTTGGCCCAAACCTTGGGATCTGTCCAATCATCCTCATCGTCAGCTGCCGCAATGTAAGCGAAAAAGCTATCATCCTGCGCGGTGCCTTCCAGGATGCGCTTAGCCAGGTCATGCTGTTCGTAACAAATGGACTGGCGATCATAGCCAGCGGTGGTGATGGCCACTGTTAATGGCTGTGTCCTGGCCCCGGTCGATGTGGTCAGCACGTCCCACAATTCCCGATTAGGTTGGGCGTGCAACTCATCAAAGATGATTCCGTGGGCGTTAAGGCCGTGCTTGGTGTAGGCCTCAGCGCTCAGCACCTTGTATGAATTGCGAATCTTGGGTACCACGATCGAGCGCTTATAAACCTCAGACCGTTTGCTGAGTGGCTGCGAATCCTCAACCATCGTTTTGGCTTGATCAAAGACAATCGCTGCCTGTTCTCGATCCGCTGCAGCGCTGTAGATTTCTGCGCCTGGCTCTTTGTCACCATAGACCAAATACAACCCAATGCCTGCAGCCAGAGTCGATTTGCCATTCTTGCGCGGGATCTCGATGTAGGCCGTGCGGTATCGGCGTGTGCCATCGCGCCGTTTCCAGCCAAACAAAGGCCGGATAATGTCATCACGCTGCCACGGTTCAAGCTCAAACTTAGAGCCAGCCCAAGCCCCTTTTGAGTGGGTTAGGAATCGGGAGAAAAACGAAACCGCCCGATCAGCTGCGGCTTCATCAAACCAGTGTTCGGTTGGACTACCAGTCAAAGAAGTCATCTGAATCTTCCGGATCCGGCAAAGACAACCTGGCCCGGCTGCTGGGTGTTAACCCAAACTCGGTGGCCCATTGTCTTAGGCTGTTGCTGTTATCCCGAAACACCTGTAAAAGTGGGTGTTTACGTAGGGCGTTATTTTCGTCTTTGGTCTGAAGTTCACCTTTGCTTACCTCTTTGATGGCATCAAAGGCAATCCCGTAATGTAGGCAAAGCATCGTAAAGGCTGGCCCATCAACCGCAGTTAATAGCCCCAAACTTTCCAAATGTGGCCCCAACGTCTTCCACACTTTTCGCGCTGAAGCTGGCAGCCCGCTCGGTGGCTTCGGGGCAATCGGTTGCGGCTTGGGTGTGTTCTGTGGCATCCGATCGGGCCGAGTGTCGCCTTGCAAGACTTTTAATTCAGCTGGTTTGGGCTTTCTGCCTGGCATAACATTCCTTATTTGCCAATGTCTGGCACATCAAGAACAAAAGTCTTGAAAAAGGCGTAAACCTTTTGCAGCATAGTTACACATATCTGGTAACGTCTTTGTGTCTCTTGTTCCCTAAATGAATCCCTGGCTGACTCCAGGTGCGCCAAGCAAAGCTCGATTTCGGAAAAGATGTCTTGATGAATCTCTTTTTCTTTTTGGCGCTGGTCAGGTGTTTTATGAATGGGTCTTTCGTTCATGCTTTTGCTTTCCTCATGTTTTTTACTTCATTTTGCCGGCGCATAACGATCGTGACTGGGAAAC